GAAGCTAAGGCAGAGATGCGTAAGTTTAGCTTGGGCATGGACATGGGGCTGACTCAATTAGAAAACCGTTTAGGCGGCGATGACTTGCAAACTAAGTGGATGCAAAACGTAAGTAGTGGGTTCTTTAAAATGACCTTACTTGAAGATTGGACAAAGTTTGTACAGACAAGTTCGTTTATGAGCGGCAAGAATTTAATTGAAGAGAACATACAATCTCTTGTAGCTCACGGGGCTAAGCCGCTAGGTAAGAGACAGAACACTTTAATAGGTGAGTTGGCTGAACTAGACATAGACTATAAGGATGCTATGGAGTGGTACAAGCGTGGAGCTAAAAGAAATGACGAGTTCTACGACAAGAAGTTTTTGTCAGGCGCGGCACGATATGCTAACTCTGTAATCTTACAGCCTTCTGGTATGTCTAACTTAAAGCCGTTGTTGTTTAGTAACCCTAAAACCTCTATAGCTTTTCAGTTAATGGGATACCCTGCGGCATTTACAAACACTGTTCTTAAAGGAAGTGTTAAACAACTTACAAAGGATGTTAGGAGCGGCGACCCTCGCAACATAGCAAAAGTAGGAGTGACCGCATTATCAATGGTTCAAGTAGCTCGTATTATGAATGATTGGAGATCGGATGGCAGGTCAGAAGAAAAAGGATCGGCAAGCGCCAACTTTCAAGCTGTAAAACGTGTAGGCGGTTTAGGCATTTTGGCTGATAACATTACTAAGGGTTATGACGCTACTAAATATAGCGGCTCAGTAGCCGGATACGGAACAATGTTGTTTGGCCCACTAGCTACAGATATTTTAAGCGCCAGTAGACGAGGCATTACACCTACACTGGCTAGAAAAATTCCTGCGGCATTATCGCCTGTACAGAAAGTTTTAGGGATTGCAGATAAAGATGAGGCAGAGCGTTTTGAAGCTCAGATGAAAAACTTTGTTGAGAGAATAGATGATCGAGCATCTGGAATTGAAGAGATGTTTATCCCAGAGTTTGAATCTAATTCAGGAGCGGTAAGGTATGCTAAAGGCGGTGTAGTTACTGACGTTCCTAATGTTCCTGCTGAGCCTGATGAGCGTATTAATAAAATTACAGGATTGCCATACAACGAAGATGCAGGTACAGCGTTTACGGACGTTGAAGACCGCGCAAAGTTTTCTATGGGCGGGGTGGCTAAACGTACTGCACAAGAAGAAGACGATGACCAAGCTTTTAAAAATCAAGAAGATGATGATCCAGAGGGTTCTTATACTGCTCACGTTGAAGATGCCTCTATGGACTTGAGCGAAACCAACGCACTTGATGTAAGCGTCATAGCAGATCTTAACCCTATAGAAAATGCAATTGTTAGGGGTGCGGATCGTGTTCCTTCAAATGTACAAGAAATAGCGGCTATGATTCCTTCTGAAACAAATACAAATTTTATTGAGTCTTTCTTTCGTAAATTGTTGGGTAATGAAACCCCTAAACCTGTAAGTAATCTAAGTGAAAGTTTTTATGAACAGATGCGGCAGTCGGAAGGCGATCATGGCGATACTCCTATACGAACGCACGACAAACGAGAACAGAACAAGCCCGTAGCAGAGAGATCACTTGACGTTGGATTTGGTCACAAAATTAAAAAGGCTGAAGTAGCTTCTGGAACTATATACGGCATACCTTTTAAAGATTTAAAAACAGGTACATATATACCTTTAACAGTTTCTCAAAAACGTACAATTCAAAAGCTAGATATTGAAGCCAACGTAAAACTTGCTAGGATAACAGCTTGGAACTCTAAATTAGAAAAGAGGGGTATGTCTTATGAGTCTTTACCGGAGCCTTATAAGCTTGTATTAGAAGACATAGCATATAATGTAGGTGGAAAGAAAGCGGGATTGGGATGGGACAAGATTTTTGATTCTATGAAAAGGGGCAACACACAAGAAATTGTAGGCCATTTAAGAAGAAAAGATAATGACCAAAACACAGCAGGTATGGATAACAGAGCCGCTAAATCCGCATACGCGGCAGGTTTAATTTCTACCTTACAAGAGGCTAAAGATGCAGGACTAGTTAAAGCCACCACTAACGAAATACCTGCTTAATAATATGGGATTCCCCTTTGAAATAATTACAATGCTTGGCTCTACAGTTCTTGGTGGGGTTATGAGTGTGTGGGCAGAGAGTCGCAAAGACAAAGCAGAACATCAAAAGCTTCTTATAACTCGCGGTGAGTTCGGTGCAAAAGCCGTCAAAGCCGCAAGGGATGTTAAGGACAAAGGATTTCAGTGGACGCGTAGAATTATTGCGCTGTCTTCAGTCTTTGCTATTGTCATACTACCTAAGCTAGTGGCTGTGTATTACCCTACAGTAGATGTAACGGTAGGCTACACAAACTTTCAGCCGGGATTTTTATTTTTTACTGAGGGAAAAGATGTGTTTGAGTGGATAACTTTTAAAGGTTTAGTAATAACACAATTAGATACCAACTTAGTCTCTGCTATTATTGGTATGTATTTTGGCGGTAGCTTAGTGAGTAAAAAATAATGAGTCCATCAACAACTATAAAACTAATAGTTGCGCTTATCTTTATATTAGGATCGTCAGTTTTGTATGCACAAGAAGAGCCTATGGGAGATACTGACTCAGACAACACTCAAGACGGATCGCTCAACACCAACACAGTGGGCAGTACTGTTAGCAGTAACAACAATAGTAAAGATGATAGCGTAACTAACACTTACAATGGCGCAGGTAGTTCTGGAGCTATGCCAGTAGGCTCAGCAATAGCCCCTAGCTACATGTCTAATGGCATGGAAACATGTTTGCAGGGATCAGGTGGTTCAATTCAAACAGGAATTATAGGTATAACTAAAGGCAGTTACGAATCAGATGTTGATTGTAATAGGCGTAGAGATGCTAAAGTTCTAAGCGATCTAGGAATGAAGGTAGCCGCTATTGCTAGGATGTGTGAAGACGTAAAGGTTTGGAGGTCTTTATTTATATCTGCAACGCCCTGTCCTGTTCTATCAGGAGGTAGATTAGTAGTAGGTAAAAGAGCTTTTCTTTTAATGAAAATGCAACCAAGCCTGTACATACCAGACTACGGTGAGGTTGGAGTTATTCGCAGAGCAACGTGGTCTAAGCTTGAACCGATAATAAAATATACAAAAACTCAAATATGGTACAACTCAATTTTAGGTATAGGAGCAGGGAATGAAAATGAAGACGAAGATAGTAGCTCTAGCGAGTCTGTTTCTGAGCAGTTCCGCAGTTCAAGCAAGTGAGTTAGATACTTTAATAGCAAGCAGTGCGGCTATTATAGATCAGATAAATACAGGCATCCTAATGACAGGAGCCGCTATGGGCTATGCTAACACTGGCACAGGAATTAGTGACGGACAACTAGCAGGTACAGCGTACATAACAACAGAGCAAGTTAACGCTTATAATCAAGCACTTGCAGGAATGGTAACTTACTTGCCCTATGGTTCTGCCCAAGATTATTTAGAAGAACAAGCCGCGGCAGAGCTTGACTTAATGGAAGCGGCTATAGAAGATTTTACAGCCGTAGTAGTAGACATGCTTGCAGTACAAGAAGTTGCTGAACTATCTGCTGAAGCATCAACTCCAGATGAAGAAGCCGCAGTGCAGGAATATGTTACTACAAATACAGATGCCCTCACGATAGATCAAAGTGATGCTGATACATACAACCAAAGCCTTGATGATATTGAAACACATGCTAATGCCGCAGGAGCTTTTCTGGGCGTAGCCGCAAACTCAGACGCTGTGGCGTTTATGGATCAAGGAGCAATGGATAATAACACTCGTGTTGAAACAAACACCTTGAGCTATAGCGCGTCTACTCAGGCCGTAAGCCTTGCTTGGACTACTGGGAATCCTGCTACTAGCGTATACGTAAACGGCTCAGATGCGTTTAATATTAACTTGTACGTTTCTCACCAAGACATCTTAACATCAGGAGCTACCAGTGATCTTTATCTTACTGGCCCAACTTATTTAGGTTATGAGTGCTTTATGACTCAACTAAACTGTGAGGAGACAGGAGGATGAGTTTAGCAGAAACAGAACTAACGATTGGCGGCACAAGCTTTAAAGGCGTTTATATCGCTATACTTCTTAGCCTTGCAACAACTCTAGGTGGTGGTGTGTGGACAGCAAGCTCACTATACGGACGTTTAGAGGCTGTTGAGTCTGTGTCTATTCCAAGCATTGCTCCGCTAGAAGAAAGCCTACTGCTTATTAAACAAGAACTAAAAGACAATGATGTCTCACAGCTTCAAGGCAAGTTAGCAACACTAGGCGTTAACCTAATTACAATTATGGAACAACAAGAAAAGCTATTATTGATTGATGAAAATGTAGATAGTTTAGAGAAAGACATTGAGACTATGAAAGCTACTGTAGCTAAAGCAGAGTTAATGACAGCTAACTTAAACAAGCTTGACGGTCAGCTAAAAACAATTAGCCGTGAAATAGAAGACTTGTGGAAAGGTATGGATTACCTGTCAAACCCTTTAAAATAGGATAGAGATATGTTAGATAAACTGATAGGCCCAGTGACCGGACTGCTTGACAAGTTCATTGAAGATAAGGATCAGCGTAACGCCTTAGCTCACGAGATTGCTACGATGTCTGAGCGTCACGCCCAAGAGATTTCTAAAGGACAGTTAGAAGTAAACAAGGTTGAGGCGGCACACAAGAGCTTGTTTGTTAGCGGATGGCGACCTGCTATTGGTTGGATCTGCGGATTTGCTTTAATGTATTCTACAATCTTAGCACCAATACTAGGCATTTGGTTTACTGTCCCTGCTGTAGATAGTTCACTTCTTACAAGTGTACTGATGGGCATGTTGGGACTAGGTGCAATGAGAACTGTAGAGAAAACAAAATCAGTAGCGAGGGACAAGTAATGGCGGCAAAGAAAAAGTCAACAGTTAATGAGGCAGGTAATTATACCAATCCTACAATGCGTAAGAATTTATTTAATAAAATTAAAAGAGGAACTAAGGGCGGCAAATCAGGACAGTGGAGCGCACGAAAGGCTCAGATGCTTGCCAAACAATACAAAGAAGCAGGAGGAGGTTACAAATGAAAGGTGTTAAACATTATAAGAAAGACGGCACAGAGCATAAAGGCTCTAGTCACAAGATGGCTGACGGTACTCTACACACTAATAAGTCTCACACTAAGACAAGTGTAAAGTTATTTCATTTAAAGGACTTGTCAGCTAAAGCAAAAGCTAAGGCGAAGAAGTAATGGCCCTTGCAAAATCTCAGAAGTCTTTAAAGAAATGGACAGGGCAGAAGTGGACTACAAAGTCTGGAAAGCCTAGTGCTAAAACTGGCGAAAGGTATTTGCCTAAAGCGGCTATAAATGCTTTGACACCTGCACAGTATGCGGCAACCACCAAGAAGAAGAAAGCTGACACCGCTAAGGGCAAACAACATAGCTCACAGCCTAAAAAGATTGCGGCCAAAACTAAAAAGTATAGGGTATAAACATGGCTACTCCCAGAAAAGGTAAAGCAAAAGTAAAAATAACGGCTAGTGGAAAGAAGGTTAGCTATGGTCAAGCAGGGAAAGCAAAGGATGGTGGCTCTAGAGTTAGAGCAGGTACATCGAAGGGAGATAGTTACTGTGCCAGAAGTATGGGCATAAAGAAAGGACTATCTAAAAAGAAACAAAACGATCCGAACACCCCCAACAACTTGTCACGCAAGCGTTGGAAATGTTCGGGTGCTAAGTCAAAGAAATAACTTAAAGTGATTAACTATGAAAAAGTTTTGGAAGCTGTGGGCCTTGAGTCTAGGCGAAAGAGTGGGGGACACAGATTCCGAAGCTGATAACGTAGCAATCATAAGAACAACCTTAGTTATAATTAATTTAATATGTTGTTTCTGCATAATGGGCAACATCTTTTTGGGTTAACCCGCTCCATGATTCAAGGCATTTAGTTCGTCTTCTAAATACTTGTGAAGCGGTTCCAGTTTTTGTTTCGTAAGTTGTACAATGTTTCTTATAATTAACAGTTCATCATCCTTGAACGCTAGATGAAGATCCTTTTCGGGGATGCCGCTCATTTCTGTAACGACATGCCCCCGATCATTCACCAGTATTCTAAAGCCTAAGATGTTGGCTTCTCTTTTGTTAGACAATTTCACACGCTCCACCCACACACGCTAACTCTTGAGAACCTGTGGTGTTATCCTCCATTTCAAAGTTTCCAAGGTCTTGCCAATCAACCCCCTTAGGCATGGACGCTAGAAGTTCTTTATATCTAGTAGCATCTATGTCTTCATACGGAGCTTGCTGATAAACATGGTCACTAACTGGCAACAAACTAATACCGCTACAAAGATCAAAGTTGTCCCATATCCACTGAGCTACTTGCAAGAACTCGCTGTCAGTATAGTATACAGTGATGCTTGGTTTATGCTCACACCAGTGATTCTGATAAGCTTTCCAAAGTTCTAGCTGTTGCATAGCGCCTACTTCTTTTACTGTCACGCTACCTTTAGGCGCTTTAACAGGGAAGCTAAAGACAGATGAAGAGGGTGACATAACATCCTGCTCTACTGGGAATCCTTTGTCTTCCATAAAGACTGCAAGTGGATCTTTTTTGTCTGAGCGTACTCTTCTGACATAGTACTTAGAAAAACGAGGGTGAATACCAGAGGCACTATCAACAAGCTGAGATACAGTACCGCTTGGCTTAACAGCAGTAATAGCTGTAGACTGATTAATTCCAAGCTTCTTAGCCCATTCCTCATTAGTTTTAATAGCCACATTTTTTATTTCCTCTAGCCATTCGGCTGTCTTATCTGTAGATTTTCCAATAACGCTATGATCCATAATGCCTGTCATGCTCACACCAAGCAATGCTTCTTCTTCTGTGTTCTTCTTCCACACATTACGCAAGTAACGGAAGTCAGTAAGTGTTGCTTGAAGAGTACCGATGATAGCCGCAATACGACATTTCTTTTTAAGACTTTCAAGGTTATCACTTGACCGGACAACGATCTCGCTAAGGTTGCAAAACTGGTTAGATCGTAAAATTATCTCCGAACAGGGATTTGTCCCGAAGTCTTGATCAGCGTCACGCCTACCGTTCCTAGCCGCAATCTTCTGTGCCGCTACACGGCTAAAGATACCACGCTCACCTGCTTTACTCTCATACATAGTCTGCATCTCAGACAAGAAAGCGGAGAAGTCAGGCTTCTCTGTGTACGCTACGCTGTTGTTAGCCAATGCACGTTGACCTTCATGTCTCCACCAATCACCTGACTTAGCTTTAGCCATACGTTGATCTGAAAGATTAGATAGGCTAATGAGTGCTGATCGTCTAACACCACCTACGACTACGATGTCTGCAATCTTACACACAATGTCGTGACACTCAATGGAGGTTAGCTTACGTCCTGATGCTTTCTGGAACACTATAATACAAAAGTTAAACAAGTCTACTAAAGGATCAGGGCCAGATGCTCGACCACCAAAGGTCTTTAGTCTCTCTCCTGCACCGCGCACTCGACTAACATCCCACTTAGGAATCTTACCTGCATAGAGCATAGCAATCAACTCGCGGAAGGCTGATGCCCAACCAATCTTGCTGTCGCTCACCATGATAACGCTGTCAGTATCGTGGAAACTCTCAGCAACTTCTGGAAGCTTGTTGATAAAGTTACGCTCAACACTAAAGCCTACACCTGTACCACACATAAGAACATACATCAACTCGTCAAAGGATCGCGGAGAATCAATGTGTAGGTAACTACAGTTAAATCCTGCTACGTTGTCTTTGTCCAGTGCTACACCTGCTGTCATCATGCATCGCATAGAGGGCATGACTTCTAGGTTAAAGATAGCGTCATACAACTCTTGTCCTTCCTTGACTGTAATCTGCTCACGATCTCTCCAGAACTGCACGTAGCGAAAGACTGTTTCTGCCCACGTTTCTCTACGGCTATGCTCTGGCATCCAACGTGCATAGCGGCTCTTGTGTATAAACTGTTGATACTGATCCATTAATTGTTCTCCTTGGTTACTTTGTCTGTTAATAATGCTAGATACCACATAGCTTTTTGTAAGTCTTCTACCTGCTTGCCTTTGTAATCATAGCGCCAAAGGTATTTCATACAGTTACCCTTGAGATAACCCTTGAAAGCTACCGAAGACATAGACTCTTCAATGGCTTCAATGCATTCTATATTACCAGTATTGTAATGCTTTGGCTTGTTGACTACATCTTCAAGCGAAGGCATTTTAGTTGCAAGATCTTTTAAAGCTGTGCGTATAGCTTCGTCGTGTGAATATGCATGTGCTTCTTTCATAGCCATGTCAATGTAGGGCTGATGGTCTATTGTGCTTTTATCAATAGCAGGATGTTCTTTACGTACTCTATCCCAATCTGATGGTGTTGCGTCATTTAATCGGTTCATGTGCGATCTCTTCATTTAAATTAAGTTTAGGTTCTTTGCGCTTAGTATCTTTTAATTTAGAAGCAGAGTTAATCTTCTTAAACTTCTTCTTCCTTAAAAACCTATCGCGCCTTTCGTCTTTACGGCTAATGTCAGTCAAAACTCTCCCTCTTCTTTGGGTTAATCCAACTATCAGGGATGCTCTCTTCGCTGAACCATCT